AGAAGCCAAAACGTGGGACTATCAATCATTTGCTCCAGGTACAGAAAAATATCAATACAAAAATTGGTCATCGATACCACAATATTTTAAACGTGATGCATTTTTTGAAGCCATTCCTGGATCATGGGATTTTTCAAAATGGTTATATGGTGATTTATGTTGTGGAAAAATAGTAGAAAACGATCATCCAGTTATTCAACCAGATCCATGTTCCGCTTTAGCCTACAACATTTATACTGGTAACTCTGCTGGTGCATTAGAATTTAATATTCATTTATCATATAGTGGATATCCACAATATTTTTGGATGCGTTCTGATTGGCGAAGGTTAACAAAACAAGCATTTGATTCATCATTTAAACCACAAACACCTGGAACAAATGATTCTATTGGGGAAAACTGTGATCAAGTAGATGGTGGTATGATTGTTGATAATGATGGTGATGATAATGCGTCTGGATTGTATGGTTGGTGTGGACAATCAACACAATCTGTATGGGGTGAAGCCAGACCTATGGGTGAACAGATGCTCTATAATAGACAACGACCAATTCTACCACCATGTGAAAGAGCAGATCCATGTACGGGTGAAGAAAATACTTTTACTAAAGGAGTTTTACCAAGTGATGCTCGAAGTATCTCCCGAGCATTTGATATAGGCCCAACTGTATCATTTAAATCTACTAAAGATATATTTCAAATGAGAATAGATAGATATGGGTCAGCTAATTTTACTAGTGATACCGCACCATGTGCAAAACATGTTCAGACATATAATCCTTATTTTAGATATTCAGAAAGACATTATTATTTTGGATATGATAGAGAATTGGATACGTATGATATATATCTAAATCCAGATTTTTTACATGTAAATACTACAAATGCGCTTGATCGCGGTTTAACTGGTGCAACCTTTATTTCTCCAAATCCCGGTATTGGTTTTGGTGGTGGTACTGGACCAGATGGTGGAACTCAAGCTGGATTATGTGGATATTATAGTTTATTTAATTATCCAATGACTGGACCAAACTATGCATTAGAAAAATATCAAAATTTACCAGTAAATTTTCCTAATAATCCAGAAATTCTTGAAAATCTTCAAGCTGCTTTTTGTAATATATTACTTCCCGAGGAAAGTTGTTATAGTTGTGGTGGCAATGCTAGAAACATTGCAGATGCAATTAGATATTTTGGTGGATATGCTTCTTTTGCTTGGCGAAGCCAATGTGAAGGTACCGGTGATAATACAGGTGAAAATATTAATACTATGTGGGCACCATATTATTATATTCCTTATATAAAAACATATCTGCCACCAGAACAATTGTTAAAGGGTACTTGTAGTTATATTGGTTTAACTATGCCCCCATCAACCGATCCTAATTTTATAAAATATTCTTTTATAGACGTACTCAAAAATACTGAATATACAGAAACCATAGAACCATGGCTTCATGGAACATCTCAAAAATGGATACCTTTGTGTTGGGAATCTAAAAATTATATTGGAAATATATGTGGAGTATCTAGTTCAAGTTATGATGCTATTTGTTTTGCTGGTAGTAGTGAACCAACAAATGGTTTAAATAATGAGTTACTATATTTATGTTCAGGGACTGGTCCTAATTTTTATACAAGTCCAGTTCAATGTGGTTTGGTAGCGTGTTGTCCGGGTGAATGATGGAGCTTAATTAAACTAAATATATTGGAATTTATATGGCAAATTTATTTGATGCACACTTTACATTTAATAGTTCTGGATCTATGCACACTAAAGATAATTTTAAATTATTTTTAGATAACAGTGGTAATATTATTGACAAACGTCAATTAGAATATGGAATTTATAATAAAATTATAAAAATAGAATATAATAAATTATTTTTAATTAAATTGCATAAATTGGGTTTTGGAGACATTATTGATTTTATAACTAAAATTTTATATATTAAAAAATTGGTAATATATCTTACTAATGGTAACTGTGGATGCGAACAACGTAGAATTAAATACAATAAATTTTATATTTTTTGGTATTCGTTTAAAATGCGAGATTTGTATGTTCAAGATGATGATGTTGTCTTTAAAATTAAACAATTGAAAAAATCAAAAAGGAAACTAAAAATGTTTGAAGAATCACAAGAACAACCAATCCCACAACCAACACAGACATCCGCTGTCAATCCTCCAACAGTTCCTCTACAAAACCCAGTAACTCCAGTAGAATTTAAAAAACCGTGTGGATGTTCTAAGAAAAGATAATTGACTTATTGTAATTGTGATGTATAATAAAATAGGAGAATATATATGAATCTAGGATTATTTAAATTTAAATATGGTGAAGAAATTGTTGCAGAATATACTGAACACGATGATTATTATTTTGTTAAAAACACAGCTGGTCTGATGGCAACAGAAGATTTTCATTGGCAGTTGATGACTTGGCTACCATATACAAATGTTAGAAATGGTCATAAATTACCTAAATCAGAAATATGGTTTGTTACAGAATTAAGTGATGATATGAAAACATATTACTACAATTGGAAAACTGCTTTGGAAAACGGTATTAAGAATGTTGATTTAAAGCAATAATTTTTAATAAATTCTTTAAACATATAAATATTGTTAGATGTTTAAAGGTAAATATAAAGAAAAAAATTCAGATGGTACACCAGTAGGTTATATTGGTGGTGATACTATTGTATATGAAGGTGTTATATACAAAGCTCTTTTTTCAACTTCAGTATCGCCTTTTCAAAATGAAAAAGACTGGCAATATATTGGTGTTAGTTCAATTTTCTCTTCCTCATTTCCACCAATAAATCCACAGATTGGACAACAGTGGGAAAACAGTGGAAAATTGTATACTTATTACTATGATGGTAATAGTTACACTTGGGTTGAGCTTTAAATAACAATCTGTAGAATCATCTCAGTTTCTCTTTTTATTTTTAAAAAGATTGTTGACGGTGATGTTACATTTTTTAAATATATAAATGATGCACCATCAAATCCTGGAACACCATTCAAAAAATATGAAGATGTAAGAGGAACTGTGCAGTTATAATCTAGGTATGGTTCAACAAATGCATTATATAATGATGAATCAGAAAAATCTATTTTTAATACTGGGTTTGGTATAACCATTTGGCTATTATAACTAGCATAATTTGTTTGAACGCCATCTACAATTAAAACATTGGTATTAGTTTGTGATAGAATAGTTTCTGTTGATGCTTCGGTACTAATAAACTCAACAGATGTTCCAATTTTAATAAAAGAATAATAATTTATTGACAGTGATAAACCATCCCATGCAACCGGATTGTAAATATTGTCATAATTTGATATTCTGTGTGCAGCATACCAATCATAATAGTTTGTTTTATCAATAATTGATCTGCAATATCTTTGATGTAGATTTTGATTATTTAATATTTTAGTAGTAGTTCCATTTGAATTTACTATTTTTAATAATCCATTAATATTTTTATTTTGAGATAATGTAACTAAATCTGGTACACCTCTCATGTATATATTTACTGTGACGGGAATAAAATAAAAATTTTCACTACTAATACCTGATGCGCTATTGATATAAATTATTTGACTTCCATCATTTAATTTTAAAGATGAATTTATTTTATATCTAGCATTGTTTGCTGATGATCCAACAACCTGTATATATTCTTCATAGTTATAATCATTACCATATATTCCAAGAAATTCAATATTATTCGGATCATCTTTATTTAATTGTGAAACAAAATATTGTGCAGTATTTCCTACTACTGCGCTATAATTTAATGGAGTTACAAAATTGTTAGTATTATATGTTCCATTTAGTAACGATGAAGAGTATGTAATTCCACTTAAATTTATATATTGGTTGTATGTACCAGTAATACCAATTAATTGATATGTTCCGGAAAAGTTATATTGGGTGCCACTACTTTGAACATAATAAGTACCACCTGATACATTAAATGTATTTCCAGGAGTTATCGATCCAAAAAACCTTTTTATAAATTTTAAATCAGAACTATTTGATGTTTGTGAATAATCAATAAAAAAACTATTTCCAGTTTTATATATTGTTGGAGAACTCTCAACAAGTCCTTTAGTAAAACACGGGTCTGCAGTAGTTCCTATAAATTGAGAAATATATGCATTTGTGGATTTTACTAATGTTAAAAATGTATCGGTACTTGACATATTATGATGCAAAATAACTTAATGTTTGTGTTCCACTTTTCGCCATTGCATAAACCATACTTAGATTTGAAACATTAAAAAACACATTTTCGCCTGGTTCTAATTGATAACCATAACTTACTCCAACTAAAGACCCACCCAGATAAATTAAATCTGTATTTGTTCCAAGAGCCTTTAAATTTACACCACCGGCACACGTAAATCCTGATCCTATTGGAGATATTCCAGTAGCACCTGTTGTTATTGAGAGTAACCCTGAACGGACTATAGTTGGTCTTACTAAACCGAATACTGACAGAGCTTGATAGATGGCATCAAGAGTAACACCCATAGATCCCATTCGTGAATACATTGCGGTCATTCCATATAATATTGCGGTATCATTGATACCAACTGTATTTCCAACAGTTGTTGCAACACTAGAACCACCAGACATACCTTGAATTATTAGACCCATACCCGTAGGAGAGTTTGTTACTCCAACTGTTGATGCAATATTTGCAGTTATTGTGACACCACTAAAACTTACTTGCATTGGATTTGCAGTGGTTCCAATAGCAACACCACTACTATCAACCATATTAGAATATAGCCATGTACTCCCAGATGGACCAAATACAGAAACGTTATCTGTTAATTTATTTAAATATCTTCCCCCAGTAACTTCTACTCGGCAATTTGGAGCCGTTTGAACGTATACAGGGGCTGCAGTTAAACCCGATACCACAACTGTTCCTAAAACATTAACAGCACCACCAGCAACACCGGTTACTGCTATAGGTCCAGAAAATCCAGAAATCGTAGCAGTCAGTCCAGCAGACATAGTTACCGGAAATGGATTTGATGCAGTTACAGGAGAAAATGCTCCAGTTGCACCAAAACCCAACTTATAATATTGAACATATGTTGTATAACCACCGGAAATATTTAAAATTGAATCAGCTCCAATTGCAAATGTAGCTCCGCTATTAATTACAACATAATCACTTCCGTAAAATGGTGAAGGTATTGGCATAATGTATCCTTAGATTCCTTAGTCTTCAATATTTATACTCTTATATTTATTGGATTTAATAAAAACCCATGATATAATAACATTATGTACATAGATGACTCTGCCAAAGAACAATTTTCAAATAAAGTAATAGGAAGAGTAAAATCTACTAATATGAGTTTTATGGATTGTGTTTTAGAAATTACAGAAGAAATGGGTTTAGATCCAAGTGCTTCTGGTAAACTTTTAACCAAGCCAATTATTGAAAAAATTCAACAAGAAGCTCAAAATCTTCATTTAATGAAAAAGTCTAAATCCAAGAAACTACCAATTGACTAATGTAAATCGTGGTGTATAGTATCAGAGAACTGTTAGGCCAAGGTAGATCCTTGGGGAAAGAAAGACACATATGGCAAATTTTTCAGATTTTAAGAAGAAGAGTAAGAACTCAGTCGCATCACTAACCGAGCGCATGGATAAGCTCACGTCAAAGGAGAGTTACAAAGATGACCGTATTTGGAAGCCTGGTATTGACAAGGCTGGAAACGGTTATGCTGTAATTCGCTTTCTTCCTGAGATTGCAGGAGAAGATACTCCCTTTGTTTCAGTTTACAGTCATGCCTTCAAGGGTAAGGGTGGTTGGTTGTTTGAAAACTGCCCAACTACTCTTGGAGAAAAGTGCCCTGTTTGTGAAGCAAACACAGAACTATGGAATAGTGGAATTGAGGATGACAAGAATATTGCACGAAACCGTAAGCGTAAGTTGACTTACATCTCTAACATTCTTGTTCTTGAAGATCCTGCAAACCCAGAGAATAAGGGAAAGGTTTTTCTTTATCAGTATGGTACCAAGATCTTCCAGAAGATTCAGGGACTTGCTCATCCAGAGTACCAGGATGAGACTGCAGTCGATCCATTCAACTTCTGGACTGGTGCAGACTTTAAGATCAAGATTCGCAATGTCGGTGGATATGTAAACTATGATCGTTCAGAGTTTGCTGCTGCTGCTCCTCTGCTTGGTGGGGATGATAAGAAGTTAGAGGAACTCTGGAAGAAGCAATATGCACTCAAGGAGTTTACTGACAAGAGTCAATTCAAGAGTTATGATGAACTTAAGGCACGACTCAAGAAGGCAACTGGAGACGATATTCGTGCTCAGTTTACTGAGTCAAAGAGTATTGAAGATGATGTCACTGATAATGTAGTCAGTGAAGACATTGAGGAAAAGGATCCTCTAAAGTACTTTTCCGAAATGGAGAATGAGTGAGAAAAGCCCCGTAAGGGGCTTTTTTTATGCCCACTTAGGATATTGAGAAAATCGTTCTTTTCGATTATCAAAAATTAAATTTGTTTGTTCTAAAGAAGGTCGTTCTTCAAAATCATTAGATGCTTTTGGGTATGGTATACCTAGATTGTCATTAGAATTTGATACCGATTGTTGAACCCCCTCAACAACATCTTTGAGTTTATTGTAGCTATCCTCTGCATCAAATTTAACTCTTAAATCTAAAGCAACTACAGAAACTTCAGCTTTGGTTTGTTCCGATATATTTACATTAGTAGGTTGATAAATTATAGATTCTGGTAATGGTTGGTTGGCAGCTGAAGATACTATTGCCGGTGATTCTATACTAGATGGTGTTAGAGCAGCAGAAAAAGCTTGTTGTTCTGCTCCAACATCAATTGAAAATCCATTTGTATCGTCTATCATAGGTTTATACCTCCCATATCAAATCTGTTATTCATATGTTCTTGCTTTTTTTGATCCTGATAATCTATTAATAGTTTAATATAAATTTCTCTTTCCCACCATATCATGTTATCAAGATTAGTTAAATTCCAATTAAAGTTATTTATTAAGGTAAAGTTTGTAGTAAAATAGTCTTTAAGATCAAAAAACTTTACCGACAAGTAAAAAAACTTAAAAATCCACTGACCTCCTTATCACCTTCTTGTGTTTGTAGAGTAACAAACAATTCAGGTTGTTTTAATATAAACTCATCTAATTTTGGAAGTACGGTCATTGGAAGATTATCTATTAATTTTTGTAAATTTTCTGTTACAAATTTATTAACATAATAAATTTCTCCACCTACACTTATTTTTTTAATAGATGCTTTAATTAATTCATCTTTTTCCAATGTATTTAATTTAAGCAAATCTTGTATGGTAGGAGTTTCTACCATTATATTCACATCATCAGTTAATTGTATTGTTTCACTGGTAATACTGTTTCTTGTTTTAATATCAGAAATAAAAACTTGTAGTTTTTCTTTATTGTAGATTAAATTTAGTCGTTCATCTACACTCTTAGATCTAATTTGTAAAAACAAATACTCTGCGTCACCAATACATAAATTCATTATATTGGTTCCTTTAATATTTGTATTAAGCAAATCTACTAAAGAAGTTAATGCTAATTTTTTATTATCTTCTTGTAAAATAATAGAAATATTTTTAGCGTCTTTTACTCTAAATGGAGTAAAGGATACCTTTTCTTTTGAAAAAGGTAATACTGTTTCATATTTTGGTAATAAATTTTCTAAAGAATTAAACAAATCCATAAATTATGTCGCCTTTGTAATAGTAAAATCTCTAAACATCATTAACACTTGATAAACCAAATATCTATTTGTATCTAACATATTAAGTTCCAATGGTAAAGATTCAATTGGATAAACTTCAAAGAAAGTAAAACTTCGATTTATATTTCCATTGGGATCTAATAAATCTATTTTCATTTGTGAATTTGCAATTATATCATCATAAAAAGACAATTGAAAGGGTTTACTATAATCACCTTGTTGTCTACCACCCGAATATATTCTATTAAACCATGCATCATAAAAATCAGTAATAAAATTATCATTAGTAACCGGAAACGATAACATAATACCCTGTGGAAATTTTTGTGATCTTGGTACAGTACGACCTGGACCATAACCAGCTAAGTTATCAGCGATACCATCAATTGCTCTGGATCCAATTGTTATAGCAATTGGATTTAAATCATTATTAGGAACAGCAGGAAGTCCCTCCGGTAAATTAAAAAAGGACATAGAAAATCTATTATTTCTTTGAAGTCCTTTGTGTCTATCAAAAAAGTCTTTAATGGTTAAGATGGAATTATTATTTGGAGTTGGCATTTGTAAATAAATCTTTTTCTGTAATTATTTTAAAAACAATATTATTTTTTAAACAATAGGTATTAGCCGCATCCCATTTGGCACTATTAATAACCCATGTAATTTTTTCTTTTTTAGAAGCATTTTCTTTTAAAAAGGTTTGTTTTTTTGGTTTTACTTCTATCATCCAATTTTGTAACCCCTCGTGGTTTTTAAATTGAATTAAAAAATCTGGAAAATAGTTGTGTATCTTCTTATCTATTGGATTGATATATGGGATTGCAATTTCTTCTGAAGACCATTTAAGAATACTTGGATGATCATCACAAAATTTGCAGACATTCCTTTCCCACATAGATCTACAGACAATCTTAGAGGAATCTCCTGCATATTTTTTAATATTCTTTGGATTAAAAACCGATCTATATGCCATAATAATATTTAGGTAATTTCTCTAAATATTACTATATGGCTAAATATTCTTTTAAATATCCCACTGGTCTTCCTGCAGCTGAACAACCATTATTTTTAAACTTTTTTGCAGCAAATTATTCTTTAAAAAATAATGAACGAACAAGATGGGGTGTTATTAATAGAGCTTTTGCACACCTTCAGTTACCAATGCCCAAAGAACCGGGCTATTTAATTGCACATGAATTTGGTCAAAGTAACAACAATCCTGTTGGACCAATGTTAACTAGATCTGGTATCGCAAATGCTGGGGGTGGTGCTGGGGGTGCAATGAATGTATTAGCACGTGCAGCTCAACCGGCTACATTTTATTGGGAACGTATGTTTGCTACATCAACATATCGTAGATTTAGTAATATTGCTGAAGCTACTATGGTATCTGAAGGAAGAAAAAAGTATTTCTTTCAATATTTACTTGTACCAAAAAATGAAGAAGATAGTGTCGCTATTGAAGAAATTGTTGGTACCTTTAGAAAGTCTTCATATCCAACAGTTGCTTCTGGATTACCAGAACGATCATATCCACAAAATTTATGGTCACTACAAGTTACAAAGGGTAATGTAGATGCCTTTGGTGGAGAAGCAAACTTAACAGCAAACTGGTTAGGAGAACCTATGGTATGTGTTCTAGAAACTGTAAAAGTAGAAAAAAATGATGCCAGCGATCCTGTTGTTCGATATCTTCCTAATGGTGGTTCTTCTATGACTTTACTGGGTCTTGTCTTTTCTGAATTTGAAACTGGAACATATGATGAATCCGTAAATGCACTTAGATCCAAATCTGAAATATCTACCGCCTATTTTGGTACCTCCTCATGAAATTTTTTAAAAACTTACCTAAAATTAATTTTACCAGTTCTATTGGAACTTATAGTATTTCTGATTTTTTTACTTATCTGGATGTAGAGCATGCTCCTATAAATGAAGGTACAATTAATATTGATGATAAAACAACATTAATTGAAGCATCATATAAATTTTATAATGATACTAATACTTTATGGGCATTTGTTGCAGCTAATAATGTTATTAACCCATTTGACCTATTAGCCCCAAATACTATAACATTTCAAAAAAGTATTGTAGGTAAAATTAATTTAACTTTATTTGATGACCCAGATGATGTTACGGGTGGTATAGCGTTGCCAGTTGGGAGTATACTATTACCTAGTATTGGGAATATAGGTCCATCATACAGTTATGGATTTACTGGTAATTATAATTTGTATGGTGCATTAGCTGTAGTTGAAGAATCATCTTTTTATGATGGCAACATGGTCATAGGTAGTCAAGTAGGTGGACCTGCATTTATTGTTGTAGGGGCACCAACAGAAAAAGTAATTGCTCTTCAAAAAAATACAGATGGATCTTTTACAAATCGGTTGGGATGGTATACAGGTAATAAAACAACTTTGGGTCAAAAAGTTATTAAAATTGTTGAAAGTACTGATGGTAAGATAATCATTAAAGGCAGTACATCTAGCAAGGTTACCATTGATGAATTGTTACCAAAATCACCTCCAGTTAAAGGTGCTGCAGCAACCACCACTACCACTTCTACAGTATCACAAACAGTTGCTGACACATCTAAAATAATTCAAGCATATACACCAAGTGAACTTGGGCTAATTCAATCCTCATTTGTGACTACTAAGTATAATTGATATGACAAATACTGACTCACGTTTTAATCCTGCGTATTCTACAATAAAATCTATAAGTTTATTGGCAACACGAGATTCTAATCCAGATTCTGGATTTGATGTTGTTAGACAAAATACTCAATGTAGATATGAACGATTAGAACTTGTAGAAAATATTAATGATGTTTTACCAACCGGTTGTTTAATTGTTACTGACTTACAAGATATTGTAACGTTTATAAATGGATTTTCGTATATTTCAATTAGTTTTTTTTCTGGTGATCCAATTTTAGGTTCAATTACAAGTATATCTTATATCAATAATGCGGCTTCTGATAGCGATGATACTATTGTTGCAATTAATTTTACTAATTCATATTATAAGTACTTTTCTACCAAATCTTTAAGTGCATTACTTACATATAAAAAGCCTATAGTTTATACAGTAGATGAATTTGTAACACAATTAAAATTTACTTTTGGTTCAGTAGCCAGAGGATATCAAGATAGTGCGACAAATTACTTTTTATATAAACCTCTGACCCCCTATGGAAGTGGAGATGAAACTACCCCAGATAATGCCATTGAAATGATGAATTATTTGAGTACATCAGCCATTGATAAAAATGGAGATCCTAATTTTCTTTTTTGGACTTCTTTTGGTGGAGCAGTGAACTTTAAGTCATTTAAAAGAGATATTACATCAGATGCGGAGTATGGAAATGCAAATAACATAGCAGTCTATGATGGTGATTCCGTAATACAAAAATTATCTGATGGTAAAGTATATCGTAAAGCCTATTTTGTTGCATCAAATCCAGCATTACAATGGATTTCTAAAAATTATTATTATATTCGTAAAACACCAAAATACTTAGATTCTATTATTTTAGATTCTGGTGCATCTGGTTTTACTGGAAGTGATTTAGCAATAGCTCAACAAAGTACTACATTAAAAAATTTAACGTTTCAATTTCAAGATGACGGTCAAAAATATAATATTGATATAGTTAGTATAGATGGTCGTGGAACTCAGGCACCAGATGGCGGT